TGAGACGAGATAGTCAAAAAGAGGGGACGCAATGTCCCCTTTTTTCTTAGAATAAGAATAAAGACTTAAAATTATAGGAGAGCCCCCGCTCTCCTATTTTTTTGCATAAATAATGACAAAGGAGATCTTATGTCAGCCGTAGATAATCAACCTTCAAATAAGAACTTTCTTTCACCATTAGGATTCAAATTCTTAATTAAGAAAACTCCTAATATGAATTGGTTCGTACAATCCGTGAACTTACCTGGAATAAGTTTGCCTGAAGTTGTGGTGCAAACTCCTTTTGTTAATATTCCATTTTCTGGCGAACAAATGACTTTTGAAAGGTTGCAAGTAACTTTTCGGGTCGATGAAGATATGACCAATTATCTTGAACTTCATAATTGGATGATTGGCACGGGTTTCCCAGAAAAATTTGATCAATATATAGGTACTGGTCCTGACTCTACAAACTCAAATCGATTCAACAAACCGGGTCAAATAAAATCAGATGGCACGCTTTTTATTATGAATTCCGTAATGAATCCTATCGTACAGGTGCATTTCTTTGACTTAGCTCCTATCAATCTATCTGGCTTTTCATTTGATACAAAGTTATCTGATGTAACCTATGTAGAAGCCACCGCAACCTTTTCTTACCTTCGCTATACTATTTCTGCTGTCTAGGCATGTACAATTTAATTCTACTGTAGTATAATCTATGGTATCCTGAATAATATTGATATAGGATTTAATCATGAAATTAGAAGAGATTCAATCTCTTTGGGAAAAGGATAGCCAGATCGATAGGTCTGAACTAGGTGAAGAAAGTCTAAAGATAGCTCAGTATCATTCGATCTATTTTAAAATGTATTCTGAGGAAAGACTTCTGTTTAAGAAGCTTGAATACCAATATAAGACCTTATATAAGACTAAGTATGAGTACTATAATGGTACGCTTAGTCAAGAAGATCTGAAAGAGAATGGATGGAATCCTTTCACTCTGAAAGTACTTAAAACTGACTTGAATATATACTTAGAAGGTGATACAGATATTCATAACGCTCAGCTTAAGATCGAGTATCAGAAAGAAAAGATAAATCTGCTTGAGAACATCATCAAAGCTTTGAATAACCGTAATTATCAGATAAAGAATGCAATTGATTGGGCTAAATTTATGAATGGTGTATAATGGATGTAGTACGAGTAGAAAAACTAAATGAAGTATACAACAGAATCCATTGTGAGCCTTGGATGGCCAAGGAGATTGATTCGTTTTTCACCTTCAAAGTTCCTGGTTACCAGTTTATGCCTCAGTATAGGTCTGGTATGTGGAATGGAGACGTGCACATATTTAATGTGCGCGGCCAAGTGTTATATGGAGGACTAAACGGGTATCTCGAGAAGTTCTGTGAAGAACGTGAATATCAAATAGAATATTTAACCGATTTCAGTGCTGATGAGTTCTCTCTTAAAGAAGCACAAGACTTTATCTCCTCTCTTTCTCTCCCGTTTCAACCAAGAAACTATCAGATAGATGCATTTGTCTATGCAGTTCGCAATCGCCGAGCTGTCCTCTTGTCTCCTACTGCGTCTGGTAAATCATTCATCATCTATCTGATCAGTAGATGGTTTAGTGCTCGTACTCTTCTTATCGTTCCTACTACTTCGCTTGTTCATCAGATGTACACTGATTTTCAATCTTATGGATATGATTCTGAAAAGCATTGTCATAGGATTTATTCAGGAGAAGAAAAAGAGGTAGATAAGCCAATAACCATCACTACATGGCAGTCTATCTATAAGTTGCCTGAGTCTTGGTTTGATAAGTTTGATATAGTCATTGGGGATGAAGCGCATCTCTTTAAAGCCAAATCGCTAACTTCTATCATGGAGAAATTAGTAGATTGTCAATACAGATTTGGTTTTACTGGTACTCTTGATGGTGCACAGACCCATAAGTTGGTACTCGAAGGTTTGTTTGGTCCAGTCAAGAAGGTTACGACAACAAAAGAACTCATAGATCAGAAGCACTTGTCTGCTTTCAAGATTAAGTGTATCATTCTAAGACATCCAGATCATGTATGCAAGGATATTCTAAAGAAGAAGTACCAAGACGAGATGGATTATATAGTTTCGTGTGAACAGAGAAATAAATTTATTCGAAATTTGATCTTATCTCTGAAAGGAAATACGCTTTTGCTGTTTCAATATATTGAGAAACATGGTAGAATACTATACAACGATATGCAAAAAGAAATTCAAGAAGGTCGGCCAGTGTATTTCGTTCATGGAGGGGTGGAAGGCGAAGATCGTGAGAACATCAGAAGGTTGGTTGAGATGGACCAGAACGCAGTGATTATAGCATCTTATGGCACGTTCAGCACAGGTATCAACATTCGTAATCTTCATAACATCATCTTCGCCTCCCCCTCGAAGTCAAGGATACGTAACCTTCAGTCTATTGGTCGTGGACTAAGGCTTGGAGAAAATAAAGAAGAGTGCACGCTGTTTGATATAGCAGATGATATGTCCATAAATTCAAAGAAGAATCATACATTGATGCATTTTATCGAGCGTATAAAGATCTACAACGAAGAAAAGTTTGAGAATAAAATTTACACGGTAAAATTAAAATGAATAACTTTACAGTATTAAACCTAACTACCGGCCAAAATGTCATCTGTGTAATAGATGAAAGTAAGGTCACAGAACAATTGATTGAGATTAGCCATCCAATGATTGTCATATCAGTTTCAAATCCAGATGGAACTGTTATGATCTTCTTACGTAGATATAATATTCTTGCTAAATCTCCTATCATGAAGATTCGTCGAGCTCATATTATTGGAACATATGCTCCTTGTTTAGAACTCGCTAAGTACTATAAAACTTTAATAAAGTATCATACTGAAGTCTTGGATAAAATTACATTACAAGAAGTAAATCTAGCGTCTACATTTATTGATGCAGTTTTATCTAATCCTAATTTTGAAACTATAATTGAAAACCAATTGGATAGTATGAAAGATACGAAAGACTTGAAAAATTTTAAGGTAAAGAAAGACACGAAGGTACACTAATGCAACTAAGAAACGCTCACTACGTAGACAACAAAAAGTTACTCGAAGAGTTAACTATACATCATGGACTTACAAAAAAAGCCAAAGCTGAAGGAACAAAGAAGCCTAGAATTTCTGATTACGTAGGTGAGTGTATTTTTTTGATTGCTAAGAAACTGTGTAATCGTCCTAACTTTATGAACTACCCGTTTAAAGAAGAGATGATTGGCGATGGTATTGAGAACTGTTTGATGTATATTGACAACTTTGATCCAGCAAAATCAAGTAATCCATTTGCTTATATTACACAGATTATTTATTTTGCATTTATTCGTCGTATCACTAAAGAAAAGCGACATTTGTATACGAAGCACAAACTAATTCAGAATTCAATGATTCATAATGAGTATATTGAACAAAGTGAATGGAATGAACATACAGAACAGACTTATTTTGAAAATCAACATATGAATGAGTTTATAAAGTCATATGAACAAACCATTATCAAGAAGAAAAAAGATAAACAAAAGATAGGCATCGAGCAGTTTATTGAAGAGGACATTAACGAATTGAAAGAAGAAATTCTTGAAAAAGACAGTCTATGACACAGCTTGCATTAATTACCGACACTCATTGGGGGTGTCGTAATGACAGTCCAGTATTTGCTGAACATATTTCAAAGTTCTATAAAGAAGTATTCTTTCCATATCTAGAAGAGCACGGCATAAATTATATCATTCATTTAGGTGATATTGTAGATCGTCGTAAGTACATCAATTTTGTTACTGCTAAACGTTTGGACGATGATTTCATTGAGCCAATCTATAAGAATAAATTGGTTTTACACGCAATCATTGGTAACCATGATACGTATTTTAAGAACACAAACGAAATCAATTCGATGAACGTATTATATCATGATAATGCCCGCTTTAATTATTATCATGGTCCTGCAGAATTTAGTATTGATGGTTGTAAGATTCTATTCATGCCTTGGATCTGTTCTGGTAATTATCAAAGCTCTATGGATATCATTGAGAAGACAGATGCTCAAGTATTATTTGGACATCTTGAACTTACTGGATTTGAGATGTATAAAGGTATGCCAAATGATCATGGATTTGATGCCAAATTATTTGATAAGTTTGACGTAGTTTGCTCTGGCCATTTTCATCATAAATCCAGCCGCGGGAATATTCACTATTTAGGCGCGCCTTATGAGATGACTTGGTCTGACTATGATGATCCCAGAGGATTTCACATCTTTGATACTGCGACACGTGAACTTAAGTTTATAGAAAATCCTAATAAAGTATTCCATAAAATCTTTTATAATGATATTGATCAGACTATCGAATATGCGATGAATCAAGACTTTTCTATGTACAAGAACTGTGTTGTAAAAGTCATAATAAAAAATAAGACTAATCCTCATATATATGATTTGTTTATAGAGAAACTTGAAAAAGTTGGAGTAGCAGATCTGCAGTCAGTTGAAGATCATTTGAATCTCAATCTAGAAATTGATGATGATATTATTGGAGAAGCTGAAGATACTTTATCCATGTTGAACAAATTTGTAACGCAGATTTCGAATAAAGAAAATCATAAAAATTTATCTAAATTATTAAAAGAACTATATGATGAAGCTCTAATGGTGGAATAATATGCTAGTTTTCAAAAAATTACGCTGGAAAAATTTTCTGTCGACGGGAAACAGCTTTACCGAGATCGATCTTTCACGCTCAAAGACTACATTGATCGTAGGAGATAATGGTGCCGGTAAGTCTACCATTCTAGATGCGTTATCTTATGGCCTATATGGTAAACCATTTCGAAAGATCAATAAGCCACAACTTATGAATTCTATCAATGGAAAGAATCTTGTAGTCGAACTTGTGTTTGATATCAGCAAGCATTCATATAAGATCGTACGTGGAATGAAACCCAACGTCTTTGAAGTTTATCAAAATGGCAAGATGATCAATCAAAATGCTGAGATGAAAGATTATCAAGAGATGTTTGAGAAGCAGATTCTTAAACTGAATCATAAATCTTTTTCTCAGATCGTAGTACTTGGCTCGGCATCGTTTACTCCATTCATGCAATTACCTGCAGCACATCGTCGTGAAGTGATTGAAGATTTGCTTGATATTCAGATCTTCTCTACCATGAACATATTGCTTAAAGGTAAGATGCAACATAACAAAGATGATATTGCTAGAACTGATATGCAAATTCGTCTTACAGAACAGAAGATTGAACTATATAAACAGAACATTGAAAAGCTTAAGCAAAATAACGATGAACTAATTGCAGAATACAAAACAAAGATAGCAACTTCTCAAAAAGACTATCATAAATGGATAGATCTTCAGAAGCAAGTACAAACCCAAAATACTGATCTTAGAGAAAATATTACTGATCAACCTAAGATGACGAGTAAGCTTAAGAAGCTTGATGATCTAGAATATCAGATTCATGATAAACGCAAGAAGATTGAAAAAGAAATTGGATTCTATCATGATAATGATAACTGCCCAACTTGTAAACAAGAATTGCAAGTTGATTTTAAGCAAGATAGAATCACTACTCGTCATAATCAGCAAATAGAATTAGAAGAAGCTCTGATCAAGCTTAAAGAAGAAAAGAACAAGTGCTATGATCGTATGCGAGAGATTGAAGAAATACAAACAAAGATTGATGCTAATAATCATGGTATCAATGAATATATCCATCATATCCGATTAATTGAAAATATCATGCAATCACACGCCAATAGTATCAAGTCGATTGAATCACAGACATCTAAGATCGATGTTGATGGTAATCAGTTAGAAGTACTATCTACAGAATTAACAGAGAACATTAGTAAAAAGAATCACCTAGTCGAACAGAAGTTGTTGCACGATATCGCGGCTAATCTATTAAAAGATACTGGTATCAAGACTAAGATCATCAAGCAGTATATTCCAGTAATGAATAAATTGATTAATAAATATTTAGCAACAATGGATTTCTTTGTCAATTTTGAACTTAATGAAAGTTTTGAAGAAAAAATTAAATCGAGGTTTAGAGATGAATTTAGTTACCAATCTTTTTCAGAAGGCGAAAAACTACGTATCGATTTGGCACTACTATTTACTTGGAGAGCCATATCCAAGTTGCGTAATAGCGCTAGCACTAATTTGCTTATAATGGATGAGATCTTTGATTCTTCTCTTGATAATTCAGGCACAGAAGAATTTTTAAAGATCTTGCAATCCTTGGCATCTGATACGAATGTATTCATCATTAGCCATAAAGGTGATGCGCTCTATGATAAGTTCCATTCCGTGATTAAATTCGAAAAACATAAGAATTTCAGCCGTATTGCTGCTTGATATTGAGATAAAACATGATAGAAGAAACATTACTGACTCACGACATACTACCTTTAGTACCAAATACTCATCCTATTCTATTTAAACCTACTAAACGGTTTGATTTTGAAAATCCTCCTCTACCTCCCGCCTATTTGGCTAATTGCTTGATAGCGACCATGAATCATAATTCAGGTATAGGACTATCAGCAAATCAAGTAGGACTTCCATGGAGAGTGTTTGTTATGCGAGCAGAAGAAGCTATCGTATGCTATAACCCGCGTATAATCGAAATTTCTCCTGAACAAGTCAATCTAGATGAAGGATGTCTTTCGTATCCTTTTATGTATATAAAGATCAAGCGTCCTATGTTTGTCAAAGCTCGTTTTACGAATGCATTTGGTGAAACGACTACTCAACAGTTTGTAGGAATGACAGCTCGATGTTTTCTCCATGAGATGGATCACCTTGAAGGGATCAACTTTACACAAAGAGCAAATAAAGCGTTGTTAGATCGTGCAAAGCGACAAGCACTTAAAGTTCAGAAACGGCAAAAGCCAGCGAAGTTAGCTCTATGAAACTGTTTAATTTAATCCAAGATAATGATGTGATTATTGCTGAAGGAGTAATTTTTACTGATGGTCGTTGTGCTTTAAATTGGCTAAACGCTAACTACAAAAAGATAACTTGTATGACTTTCTTTGATTGTGAAGAACATATTACTGAGATTCATGGTCATGATGGAAGAGTAAAAATTCAGTATATCGATGAAGAAGATCCTAAACCAAAGATAAAAGGTAAAAATAAATATATACAATATGGATCTCCAGCATGTTATATAACAGATCCAGATAAAATGTGTAAGATGTGTTCATGTTGGAAGATGACAAGAAAAAACTGTTCTTAAAATAAAGAGCAGTTATGAAAAAAATATTAACCTATCTGTAAAGTTGTCCCTATTTACTTTATTATTTAATAATGATAGAATATTCATGTTAAAGAAACCACTTCCAACATATCTTCCTATTTGGGAATCTCAATTTCAAAAGATCAAAAATATAATTAAAGAAGAAATTAAGAAACCAAAGAAAGAACGAAAGAAACAACATCTCAAGCATTTGCTTGAAGAGTGTAAACAATTGAAGCATTTAATTAAATCAATTAAAGATGAGTATGATAAACCGTGTCCGCACTGTGGAGGTAAACTATGAGTATTAATTGGGCGCATGACATTAAGATGATGCATGAAAAGTATGGTGTATATGATAAGGTTCAAACATTTGATAAAGAAAAGCTAAATAAGTTTTTAAAGTTTCGTATCAAGTTTCTTGAAGAAGAAATGAATGAATTAAGTACAGCTGAAACCGCAGATGATGTAGTAGATGCTTTGATTGATCTTTGTGTAGTTGCTATTGGTACACTTGATCTTTTTGATGTAGATGCTCGCCTTGCTTGGGACCGAGTACATGAAGCCAATATGAATAAATTAGTTGGCATCAAAGAAAGTCGTCCAAATCCTCTTGGATTGCCAGATCTTGTAAAGCCAGAAGGTTGGATTGCTCCGAGTCACAAAGACAACGTTGGTCTATTAGGGATGTTGTTTAATGAAAATGAATGATAGCCAAAGGTTTGAAATGCTAGATTATTATCTTAAAGAAATAGTAAATTCTTTAGGAGAAGTTATAGTAGACCAACCCTTTATAGTTCATCGTAATATCTGTGTTGAACAATTTTTACCGCACAAAAGAACTCTTGAACAAAGAATGATCCATGCAGATTGCACTTTATTAGAATACACTTTAATTCAAAGAGACTTTGTGGAAAAACCTTATAATATATTACATGATTTCCGTATACATCAATATAAAATTGATGTAAAATGTATTCAGACTGTATGGTATAGTATTCCAGAAAAAAAGGAAGAGCAGCTGAAAAATGGAGTAAAAAACCATGATCTGACACATTTTGGATTTTATAAAATGAATAGACCAAATCGACCATTAGAAATCGGCGATAAGCTTACGTTTGAATATATTAAGTTAGAAGACGCTAATTACGTTCTAAATAATCTAGAAGTTTCTAAATTTGGTGGTCATCGTTATTTAGTGAAAGGATAAAATAAATGAAAGAATCTCTCAAAGCTCTCGAAGAAGCAGCAGTTATTCAAAACAAAAAGTCTAACGACTATCAGAATGCAGAATCACATATCAAGCAAGCACATTATTATCCACGCGGCTGTGCCACTATTCTAGATTTAATTCATAGTAAAGTACTTCGTATATATTCTGTTATGGAAGCTATGGAAAACGATAAGAGCTATCAGCCTAACTTTGAAAGCCTAGAAGATTCTGCCATCGATCTTATCAATTATGGCTCATTCTTTGTGTCTTATATGCGAGGCAAGATGGAAGGTCAAGATCCAACTCGTAACTTCCTCAATAAGAAAATATCGGAACCTATACAAATTTTTAATAATGCTTTCAGTGATACTTCTACAACATTGCCCATCAAAGGAATCGTAAACGATGCAGACCAGTACTGTTAGTTCTATTCGTGAATATTTTAATCTTGCTCTTAGGTCTGAAGATTTTGTAATCGATAAGACTGGCGTTAAGACTCTTGAATTGGCTGGTGCACAGTTTATCGCTGATGAACCGTCGATCTTTGGCACAGTGAATACTGATTATGTTGCTCGTGAACTCGAGTGGTATAAATCTCAATCATTGAGCGTTCATGATATTCCTGGTGGTGCACCAGAAATTTGGAAGCAAGTAGCAGATCAACATGGTTATATTAATTCTAATTATGGTTGGTGCATCTATAGTCAGGAAAACGGTAATCAGTATGATAATGCACTAAAGGAACTACAACAGAATCCTAATTCTCGTCGGGCTGTGATGATCTATACCCGTCCATTTATGCATTATGATTATAAATTTCTTGGTATGAATGATTTCATTTGCACTAATACAGTGCAATATTTGATTCGTAATGAACGATTGCATACTATCGTAAATATGAGATCGAATGATGTTTGGGCGGGGTATCGTAATGATTTTGCATGGCAACAGTATGTTGCTCTTCACTTGTGTGATGATCTAGCACTTCAGCTAGGTAATATTGTTTGGAATGTTGGAAGTCTTCATTTATATTCTAGAAATTTTTACTTATTGGATCATTACTCCAAAACCGGAGAAAGTACTATAACAAAAGAATATTATAAAAGATTATATCCAAATAGTCAATTTGCTTAGTATAATAAATGTTTTAAGATATATTATCAGGATATAATCAAATGTCATATTGGGACATGAAGTACAGCGAGTTAGCACGGCATATTTCAACGTGGTCTAAAGATCCTTCTATAAAAATTGGATCTGTTATTGTAGGTGCACGAGGACAGATCTTATCTCAAGGATACAATGGGTTTCCTCGAGGCATAGATGATACTCAAGCCCGCCTAAATAATCGTGAAGAGAAGTATAAATATGTAGTTCATGCTGAAATGAACTGCATCTATAACGCTACACTTAACGGAATAAGTTTGAATGGAGCTACTCTTTATGTATATGGATTGCCTGTTTGCTCAGAATGCGCTAAAGGTGTTATTCAGGTAGGCATTAAGCGTGTAGTCATATATACTCCAGAGATAACAAAAGCCGATATCCCTGAAAAGTGGAAAGTATCTGGCGAACAATCTTATAGCATGTTTAAAGAAGCAGGTGTGAGTGTAAATTGGTATGATAAAATCTGGCTTGTATGATTGAACCTACTCAGTATTACGATGAATATGTGAGATATTATAAGCTTGCATTAGATCAGCAGATCAAGTGTAATGTAGCAGACGATGAACCATATGGCATGATGGCTCATGAAGAATCTAATATGGGTGATGAGCTGCTTCATCATGTGCATCTATATGATGTAGTTGAACGTAAGTATGCTGGATTCTCTCAGATTGTCAATGATTGCTTTTACGGATGGACAGATCAACATCCATATTGGCGTAAGATGCAAGCAGGCGTTCATACTCGACAACGCGATATGGTAGCTAAATCATGGACTGGTAAACACTCTGATTTCAAATTACCAGAATGGTTGTATATCTTTATCCTTCATAGAGTAACTGGTAGTGCTATCAATTACTCGACCAAACCATCTGGGTATCATAATACACTTTTATTGCATCTCTATCAGTGTAAAACTATTGAAGAGATGACTAAACTCGTCAATCATTATCCACAGCCATTTTATACTTCAATTGGCTATCAGTTTCCTAGTTTTCCTAAACCACCAGCGGGATCTGGATATAAGCGTAGCGGAGACTATTATCTAACTGAGTTTGCTCCTCGCCTTGCTCGAGAGATGGCTGAATGGTTAGAATCAAGTGGATCAAAGAAAGATCTTCGTGAACTTGGTGAATTCATGTTGAATTGGAATAAGCAGAACGGCATGAATGCATATAGGTTTCAATACGCCGCAGTCATTGCAGATGTTGCTGATTGGTATCCTCAATATGTCAATAAAGAAAGCATGTTTTATTATGGCACCAATGCTGTAGAGTGTATCTCTTATCTTGCAAAGCCAACGAAGAAAATGCAACAAGAACAGTTCTTGGATGCAGTCATGACAAAGATCTACGAAGACACTGGATCATTGCCTTATAATGCTGAAGACGTATGCTGTGATTTTATTCGATGGGTAGAAAACTATGTTCGACCAGGTGCAGCGTATGATCATCTAGATTTTGATGGAGTATGGTCTAGTTGTAGGATCAAAGATCATCCATATGGTCGTCAGAAAGCCATGTTAGATCTCGGTATCGTTAAGACGTTTAATGGTATGAAGTCTCATCCTTCTGATGACGCTATTCTTAAACAAGCAGGATTGACCGTAGATCAGTATAAGGCAAAGGTTAATGAATTACTTGGCTAAAATACTTGGTAGTGATAACTATATTATACAATACCCTAATATAGTAGATGTGGAGTATGATGAAAGGGGAAAGCCTAAACAATCATGGATGAAGGATTGGACTCAGGAAGAAAGAACTGAAAAATTCTTTGAGTTTTGTCGCGAATATGATTTACGCAGAGACTCTCTTCTTCGCGATAACTACCAACAGTTTAGTCATCGCCTTCATTGGCATGAATGCCCATTTGTAGATGAGGTTAAAGAAATTTTAAATTCTCAAATT